CGTTCGCCACCGGGATCGCCGATACAGTCTGGAAAGCTCCCGACGTGATAATCGGAGGCGAGATAGTCAGCGTGGTTTCATTGGTGGTCACCGAAGCTGCCGTCACCGTCTGTTGTATCACGAATTGCTGCAAAAAGCTCTGAGCAACTTTAGTGACGGGATTCACCGCGAACACATTGGAGATGGTAAACACCTCCCCGACGTTTAGGGTTGCGCCGTTGGCCCAACCATTGGTGGGAAAGTTCATGGTTCCGGTATCCTTGGACAAGGCCCAAGTGGTACTCAAGGCACCAGTACCGGCAGCATGAACCACGCCTGCGGTGGCCACACGAGTCCCGGCGGTCAGGGTTGGGATGTTCTGCGACATGAACGTGTCGACACCACCGATCTGACCTAAAGACCCTTGACGATAGGCCGGCACACCGACGGAATTGAAGAACAACGCCGTCTGAGAGCCCAAGAGTCCCCAGTAATCCGCTGGAGACAGCACCCCGGAACGGGAATCCTGCGGGACTGCTCCCAAATCGAGCTGCTCCGGTCCTAGGGCAAATCCGGCATATGAAGCAATGGTTTTGCCGGGAGTGCCGACCCAGTTCCAGACTTGCTGATAGAGATTCATCAGGTCCTGGTCTACCGAATTGGCAAGCTGGATCATCGCCGGCTTCATCACGCGATCGGAAAACTCCCGAATATCGAGGGTGAGCTCCTGTGAGGTGAAGCGGAAATCGATACCTTTTTGCTGGTTCACGACCAGTTGAGTGGTGCCTTCGACCACGTCTTGGATCGCCGCCACCGCACCGGTCCGCACCGTGAAATCGTTCGGTCTCCGGATACGAATGGTAGCGCCGACTTGGTATCCGTTCACACTCTTGGAGTATTCGGATTCATAGCCGCGATACACCTGATTGGCCATGACGAGATTGTTGTCGAGAAGCATCAAAGCTTCCGCGGCAATCACGTCGGCAGTCAGTTTGACGTTTGCCATTGTTTAAGTTCCCTTACTCCTTCTTATCCATGGCCATACGCATGCGGACATATTGAGTAATGTCGTCCTTCTTCGCGGCCTGATAAGGATCGGATGGTGCTGACGCCCCGCCACGAGGAGGGGTAATCGGTGGTGGCGCCTTGGAGACTTTATTCGCAGTGGGAAGCTCGGCTTTCGCTTGCAGTTCACCTATTGTGAGAGCGGCGGATACAGGGTCCATGCCGTTGAGCTCGACCGCAAGGTCGGGATTCTTCGTGAGATAATAGTGGATGACCTCACGATTCCTGGCTCTCGACATCAGATCGAGCACATGGGGTTTCCACGAGCCGATCTCGGCCTTGAGGGCCGAAGCTGCAGCTTCAGCATCGGGGAATTCCTGGTTGAATTCCTCGCAGTCCTCACGAAAGTCCCTGAAGGCATCTTGGCGAAGCTCGATCTGCCTCTGTTGAGCCTGGCGGGCTTCCTGACGGGCCTGTTGCTCGGCAACGATGCGAGAAATCCTCTCGTTATCGTAAGCCTCTTGCGCGTCCTGGTACTTCTTCCAATCGGTGAATTGCTCAGGTTCCGGTCTTGATAGCGGCTTGGCGTCTGGCGCCTTGCCATTCAATTGGCTTTCTAGGTACCGGATCCTCTGATCCTGCTCCAAGATCCTGGCATCTTGCCTGGCGAGTTTGATCTTCTGCCTGGCAAAGCCTGATCTCGGCTTTGGTTCTTCAACAGGAGCTTCCTGCTTGGGCTCCTCTGGCGTCTCTGGCTCTACAGCCTGGACTTCCTCCGGAACCTCTGGGGGTAGATCGACTGGCGCAGTGACCGCCGTGCCGATGTCTTGAGTCATGGTGAATCCTCCTTATAAAAAAAGGCCCCGAAGGGGGCCTTGAGCTAGGGAGGTCTGTAACCGTCAATAAGACGCAGTGGCGTCGGTTTCAGTCTTAGCCGCTTTCTTCTGAGAGGTAAACAGCTTCATTTCCTCAATCAGGAGCTTCAGCATCTGCATCTGTTGATCCATTCGCTTCATCGATACGTCGTGATTTCTCTGAATGGCATCTCCGGCCATTTCGTGTTTGGCCCTTTGAGCCTCGACCTGCCCCTTGATGACGTCCCTCTGGAGTCTCACCCCCTCGTGTTGGGTCTTCAGTTTTTCATGTTCTGATTTCGCCTCGGCCTCGACCATTTTCGGATCAGGCTTCGGTTGCATCATCTGTTGCAGCATCTGAGCTCGAATCTGTTCCTCCGGCATGCCCTGTTCCCGCATCATCTCGGCCATCAATAACATTGGAGGTAAAAGGAGTTTCGCTCGATCGGCAATGACATTGGCTAAAGGCCAATCCTGCGCTTGGGCGACGAGGTCCATCAGTAACGGCCCCAATTGGGGGATGGTTTGTAGAAGCGTGATCATCCCCGCCTTGGCTTCTTCCCTTCGGGTAGCGAAGGACGGTCCGACCTCGACCATGACATCGTAGGCCCCCACCGTGAGATCATTGTCGATCTTCGTGATGATGTTCAGCCCTTGAATCTGACGAACGGGTTGATTGATGTTGATGGGTTGAACCTTGTCGTCTTCCCTCAGGATACGAATTTGTCGTGCGGTGTCATAGACGTGGGGGATCATGTCGATGAGGACTCGCCCGGTATGACGGATCGCCCTCACCCAATTGTCGATATAAACGAACGTTCCGGTGTCCCCTTCTCTTTGACGATTGGCGATCGCCGTCCCCGAAGTTTCGTTCGACTGTTGCCCTAGAGACGGAGGGTATAATCCGGTGACCCGCCACATATCCTGCTCGGCCCTCTGAATCCCTTCTAGGATCCCCTGACTCGACACTGGAGGAGAAATCCTCTCCGGGGCTTTTCCCTGATTTTGAGCATCAGGCTTATAGATCATGAACGGGTAATTTTTGATGTTGGCGGTTTGCCACATGTCGATGGTGTCGGCGAAGTTCAGTTCCGTGCCCATGAATGGGGCTTTCGGTTGCATGGCCGTGACCTCAACTTCAGCCGAGGCGTAGTAATTGTAAATTCTTTGGGGGTCTCGCATGAAGCGGACCATGCCGTGGCGGATGAGTCTTCTTCCGATCCTGACTTCCTCACCAAAGCAGGGAATAATCGGGATATAACGTCCGGGGGAGATTTGCTCATCCTCTAGGACCTCCGTCAGAGAAACGAGATAACGGACGATTTCGTGGGATTCTCGTTCCTGGATGCTGTCGGGCGGGAGAGACACATCAGGTCCGAGTTTCCCGACATCGACCGTACTCCCGTCCGGCAGCATGGCAAGCTTAAGCGTAACGGGCCGTTTGATCCAGTATTCCGAGACTCTAACATGGTCGTCTGTCGCCCATTCGGTGCGCCATTGATAGTCATAGATGTTCATGTCGTCAGCGGTCTTGCCGGGGTACATCTGTTCAAATTTCTTCCTCGACATGTCGACCGGCACGAAACAGAACGTCGCATCGGAACGATCGGGTTTGACCGCATCGGGATCCCATAACACCGCTATCCCATCGTCGATGGCGCCGATGGCGAGTTCCTGATCAAAAGTGGAGTTCCCCGCATACTCGGTATAAACCCGCCAATGTCCGACTCCAGCCGTAACCTGTTGCTCTGCCCCCTTGGCATAGGCGTCCTGAGCGTCGGAACGGTTCTCAATGTAACGAATTAAATCGGCAATGGTCTCCGCGGTCTTGGGATCGGACTTGTCATCGATGCCCACGACTTTTATCGCGGGCCGCATCTGTCGTTGTTCGCCAGTCACCTGGCGGACGAATTGCGGGATCATGTTGATGATCATGCACGGCCGGCGTTCCGTTTGTCTTTCATTCAGAGCGGTGGCATCCCACTGGGCATCGCCGCCCTTGAACCCTAAATCGAGGTAAGCCTCGATGATATTCTCGTGCTCCCTTTGTCTGGCCCGGTCGTAGTTGTCACGCATCTCCTGCATGAACAAGGTCTGATTCTTGACCTTGAACTCAGTCTCGGAAGTGGGCCTTCCGGACTTGTCGACAATCGAGGTGATTTCCGGCGTGGCGGATCGCTGAGTCCCGCCAGTGCCGCTGCCGTTCGTCACTTATGCTTCTTACCGTGTCCCTTTGGGTACTCG